CAAGTAGATCTCTTGCAGTTGCTGCTTTGTTTGCAAGTATACCGATGTTTATATTATCATTGAATATAGCATAGTGCAACAAATAAGACACCGACGTTGTTGACTTACCAGTCTGACGAGGCATCATACAAATATTAAATCTATTCTTATGAAAGTTTTTTATTAACTTCTCTTGAAACGGCCACATATTGAAGGGCACAAGACCTTCATCAACGTTTACAATTTTTATATATTTTCTAGCAAAGTAAACTGGATCGTCTTTACACTTTAGAAATTCTTTTACATTCTCTTCTGTAAATTGAATTTCAGTGTTCGCTTTTTTTAGATTAGGATTACCAAGATAGACGTCACTTTGAGGCATAAATTAACACTTCCACCTTCTTCTTGCTTGTCTTAGTCTACTATTTGGATCTTTTGCTGCCTTTGGAAACTTTTTCATTTGACCTGCACTTCTTGCACAGTAACTCTTTCTACGACCTGCTGCCTTCGATCCTTTTTTGACTTTACCAGTCACCGCACCTTTTAATTTTGATCCGGGATTTCTACGACGATATGCTGCAATACCCTTTGCTGTCATACCTGCACCTGATTTTGTGGGTCTTTTGTGTCCTGAACTGACACTCATACCCTTCATGTCATCTTCAGATAACTTTTTTGCGTCTGTTATTTCAACCTCTTCGTTCTTGGGAACACAGTTAGGAACCATCTTTCCACCTTTCTTCTTATATCCTACTTGTTTATGAGTCTTCCAACACTCTTGTTGAAACTCTTCATATGACTTTTTCTTTTTCTTTTTACCATCTCCAAAATTTGCCATGGCACCTTTGGGTTTACCATCTCCTTTATAGATCCCGTAAGATGATCCCTCATTCTTCATTTTTTCTTTCGCTGCTTTGATTCTAGCAAGAAAATCACTTCCACCCTTCTCTTTCTTGATCTCATCATCACTCATCTTCTTACCAGACTTATTCTTGTCAGCATACATCTTACTCTGCATGTCATTAGAACTTGACATTCTACCTTCTTCTATTTCAGTCTCTTCTTTCTTGACACAGTTTGGATATCTCTTACCAAACATAGTCTTCATACCTTTCTTCTCATATCCTTTCCAACACTTCTCCATGAATGAAGTGTAACTAAGGTTACCTTCAAATTCCTCTTTCTTGCTATTGCCCCAGTTTGCAGCACCAACCTTACGACATTTGACTAATGCACCTGATGCATATGCAGAAGGCCATACAGAATATCTTGACTTGACCTTGTGATAGCAGGCATCTTTTGTGCCACTACCTTTGCCTTTTTTGTCTGCTTCAGTGATTTGATTTTCAATAGATTCCTTCTTCACTTTTTTCTTATCAGTACTAACATATGTAGGTTTCGCAGCACCTGACTTAGATTGTTGATTAGGGTCTGCTGCTTTTTTTCTTCTTGATGCAGATTCTCTTTCTGCTTTAGACATACTTGCTCTTTTTGAAGATGAAACACATTTAGGTGTGCCCTCTCCGGGTTCGTCACTAGCACAGGTGCCTCCTGTCTTGACGTTCACCCAACCGGGTTTACCATCTTTTGATTTAGATCCTTTGAACCATTTATGCAAGGATCCCTCTGTTTTTATATTTTTTGCTAAAGGTATACCCGTCTTGAATTTGAAGAGTTCTTTTGCTCTATGTTTTATAAAATTATTAATAATAAATGGAGTATTCTTTGGGTAACCAGATGCAGCAAACTTAGTAAATTCTTTTGTAGAATAAACTGGTTGCTCTTCTCTGATCGGACCGGCAGCAACAGACTTAATTGCCATCTTGAGTTTATTCTTTAGTGAATATGGGTTAGGTCTTTTGATTCTAGTAGGATTAGCAGGACTTATTTCATCAAGAGTCTCTTCGTATGTTTTGACTCCACTCTTCATGTATCCTTTACCTTTAGTATCATAAAATTTTATACCTTTCTGCACTCTCTCTTTTTTCTTTGACATATATTCCTTATCTGCTTTTTGTTTTTCTTCCCTTCTCTTCGCCTTTTTATCTCTTGCTTCCTGTGCTGCTGCTGCAAATGATTTGTAGTCAGTCAACTCATCCATAGTTGACACTTGAATATCAGTCACAGGTATTTCAAGATGTGCACGAAGCATCTCATATGGAACTGACTTCATTTTTTTATCATCTTTTTTACCATCAGAGGTTTTCAAACCTGTAGGTAGTCCAGTATTAGGATTTCTTTTTTGTTCCATCGCTTGTTTTCTTATTGTTGCATAATAAACTTTCTCACCCTCTTCTTTACCATATTGTTTTTTCATATTTTTCTTCATATCTGAATCATCATATTTTTTCTTTAGCATTGTGTCTTTTCTCTTTTGAGATGAAGTCATCGTCGCTTCAGACATGCCACCACCACCACCATTACCACCATTGCCACCGTTACCATTTCCACCACCATTCCTACCACTCCCATTTGACTTAGAGTGTCCGTTACCGTTGCCATTACCATTTTTCTTAGAATCATCATCTTGTGGTTCTTGTCGCAAATAACCGCGAGCACCGATCACATACCCCTTTGGTATCTTTTTACACTTCTTATCAGTGTAGCAATAATATTGTCCTTTCGGGCAAGACTTGGCCATATTATATTGATCGCTATTTTTTATTTATATTTCCTTGCTTGATAATCTTTTGAAGATCTGCAGTGCTACCAATGAATACTGAGTTGTTCACAGTTTTTGGACTAGACCCAGTTGGTTTTTCTAATTCAACCATTTTCTTTTGCAAATCAATAAGTTTATCTGTGGTATCTGCCACACTTTTTATCAATTGACCTGCAACTTCATATGCCCTTGGATGCTGTGAGTCTTGACATACATCTAGTATACCATTTATTGCTTCTTGACCTTTTTCTACTAGATTATATAATTGTGCTCTACTATATTCGTAATCTTTTTGAGGATCATCTCCCTCATTTTTTACAGGTTTGACTTTGACAGATTTAGTCTCTTTGACTATCTCTGTCTTTACATTCATTGCCTTTTCTAACTCATCAAAGTTTTCCATTATTGGTCAGTGCCCTGACTAGGACTAAAGAATTTAGAATCTTGGAAGAATTCAATATCACTATTGAAACCAAAATCATCACCGACTTCGATCAACGCATGATCGGCAGCGTTAATAAGATTTATAACATCACCACTACTATGCTTCATTTCTGCTGTTCTGTATTGACCTCTAGCAACTATGATTGAGACATTATCTTTCTCTTCAACTCTCATGACTTCAGAGTTAATTTGAATGTATTGTCCTACAACTAAACTTGCTCCACTTGTCACAGTCATGAGAGTCTTACCAACCTCTAATATTGCAGCAAGAGCAAGAGTTTGGTCTTGATTGTAATCTTTTGTAGCGGTAGGTGTGACAACATATCTGACCTCTCTAGGTGCTCTGATAGCAGATGAGTAATCGATCTGAACTTTCTTGATAATACCGCCAGTTTCGTCTGTAGGAATTTCGTTGTAAAAATATGTTTTTGCTGTGAATTCTAAGTCGTATGTGATTGCCCTTCTTGTATTGAAATCATCTTCATATTCGTCCTTGAAAGATATATCACTCAATGTAAATGGTATATCTCTTTTCTCGTCATGACCATCAATCATATTGAGAGTGACATTGTATGATGGTTGGAAGAAAGGTAATATTTGTTCTAAAATTTGCAAGGCATCATCTTGTAATTTTGTGGCAAAACTAAGTCTGAATCCTATGTTGTAAGGAACAGGCATAAAAACTTTTTTGATTTTATTTTTACTACTATTTGGAACTAAACAAAACTTTGTTATAGGTGCAATCTTTCTTGTAGGGTCATATTGATATGAGACAATTTCAAATGATAATCTTGGCAAGGTAATTGCTACATTCTTGTTAAAATTTGGTTGCTGTTCTATTCTTGCTAAAAACTTCTGCATAGGTCCATATGCAATAGGAACCTTTATGGTTGATATAACTGCATCTGTTGTATCATTTTTATGTTTTATTGTGATGTCATTGAACAAAGTTCCGAAAGCAATTACAGTCTTTCTAATCGTCTCGTTGTAAAAATACTTTCCAAACATTATGCCTCACCAAATGGATTTTTTTCTGTAAAGTCAAGTATAGCATCACCCTCTGATTGGAAGCTAACATTGTCTCCGTACGAATCTAGATTTGTCTCATCATCGTTATAGTTGATACTATTTAGACGGTATGCGATAGTTTCACCTGTCGTCTTCGCTGTACCCACAATCAATTCACCTACTGAGAACTTACCTGAAAGATCTTTAGCAGTAAGAGTGCCAGTAGTAGCATCCCAAGTTCCAGCATATGCAGTTGTTGAAGACGCACTACCAGTCAGAATCATTCCATACTTGAATGTTCCCACCCCAACTGTACCTGCTGCACCAACACTTACTGTAGGTACTATTGTATAACCATATCCTGCATTTGTTGTAACAATCCTATCTACCTGACCGTTTACAAGTATTGCAGTTCCTATAGCAGTTACACCACCTGAAGGTGCTGATGTAAATGTAATTGTAGGGGGAAGAATATAGTCAGATCCTTTATTTGTGACCGTTATTATTCCAACTGCACCTGTTGTTGCGATACCTACTCCTAGTGAAACTCCACCTCCTTGACCATCCACGGGAGTGATTGATATGCTTGGAGCAGTCGTGTATCCAAAACCGGGATCTGTAATTCTAAACTCTTGCAACGATCTTGATCCTAATGCATTTGCAGTTGTAATTGCAACAGCAGTTGCTCTTCTACCAGTACCATTAGGTTTAGATATGAGGACTGTGGGATCTGCTGTAAATCCTGTTCCTTCGTTGAATATCTTAATTTTATGAATACCACCATTTACCAACGATGTCATTGCTGAAGCGGTAGAACCTACACCTGACAATGACATTGTGACATTGTATCCTAGTGTAGCAAAATCATTATCAATTTCACCAATTCCTGTTTCAATTTTTTCATCACCAAGTTCAAACATCTCACACTCTAGAACATAGCAGTAGTTCTTACCTAGAGCGTAAAATGTAGGTGCAGTATGTTTTACATGTTTGATTTCAAATAATATATCTCCAAGTGGAAAGTATACAAGATCTCCTTCTATAGGTCTTACAGGAACACTAATTCCAAGTCCACCTTCTCTTTGTAAAACAGGAGTGATTAACTCACCAAATCGTGCTTGAGAAATAGTGATCTGCATCTCTGCCGTAGATCTGACTCCAAATTTTGTTAGTAAATTATATTGATCTCCAAATCCTTCATAGTTTTCAATATACCCTTCAAGAGGAAATGATTTTTCAAACTTTGATGAGGAAACTTCTCTCATCACAGTTTTTGTATTCACAAAAGAACGTGGCATATAGACGAACTCTATACCATGAATTTTTATATGCTCATCAATAAGAGACTGAGTAAGATCCTGCTCATTTCTCGTGCCGGTGAGTCGAATATAATTATTGAGTGCCATTATCCAATAAAATCAAGTGGAGGTAATTCGTAATCCATATTCATACGAGTCTCCAACTTCTCTAGTTCTGCTGTGCCATCTTCCCATATCTGTCTGCCATTTAGTTCCATACCACCGGGCATTTTGACACCTTGGAACTTCATCAGATTTTGTCCCCATTGTCTCTTCAACAGTGCAGTAAAATATCTTCTAAAGAACAGGTCACCATATACTCTGTTTCCTACTTCACTAGGATCTAATGCTCTATAACATTGAATGATTAGATAATCATCAACTTTCAAACTGCTTTGATCTGTGTCAAGATATATTCTATTACGTCTTCTGTTATATCTTATCTGTTTATCTGGATGCAATATAAAATTCAAATCTTCTAAGTATCTTTTTGTCATTGTATAATTCAATACTTCAGTGCTACTGAAATAATATATCTCATTCAAAAATAATTGATAGTTTACACTAAACATGTTCGTGCTGATTGCACGACTATCAATTTTCCATATCTTCTCTACACCAATAATATGATCAGGCACAGCAATCCAATTTGAATCTTCTTCAAACTTATGTTGAACAGTGCTTCCAATACCTACAATAGTTTGATCCCTTGATGTAGTTGTAACAATACCCACTCCATTATCATCATTTCTTCCACCAACTCTCTTAATTAAATCTTCTGTAATTTTATGTTTTAGATATACTTTCTCAACACCATCCATGTGTCTATTTTGAAAGTATGATACGGTATCTTCTAAAACTGATTCTAATTGCTCATCAGCAACATTAACTTCCACGACAGGATGACCCAACTGTCTCAAAGCATAGAGGAAAAATTCCTCTTTGTAATTGAGCATATCGTCTTCTCTTAATTCAGTGGTTAGATGTCCTGCCATATACTTTTTAGTTATTTAGTTAGTCAAACCTAACAATATCTATCTCATCTCCTGCAGTTGCACCAGAAGATAAAGTTATTGAAGCACCAGATTTACTAAAATCTGTAGATGGTCTGATTTTTATACCATTCACAAAAACCTGAACATACGTAGGTAAGGTAGTTGTATCAGTAAAAACTGTTTGACCTTGTGTAGCAGTAAATGCTTTTTCGGTAAATGTAGCACTTGCAGCACTACCAAATACTACATTTGTTCCATCACTTTTTAGAACCGTATCCTGTGCTCCTAGAGTGGTTGGCATATTATAATTACCAACTGTCAATCCATCAGTAACTAGTGTGCCAGTAACATCTGCTCCTGAACTTGTTGTTTGGAGTCTGATAGTTCCTGCATACCTAAACTGGACAGCACCACCAGTGGTGAACTGTGCCATTGTTTGTTGATTAGTGCTATCATAGATATTCATGTAGGCACCATTAGTTTGTAGAGATAAAACTCCACCTCCCTGTTCTCTTATAATTGAATTACCGTTTGATGATTTATGAAATATTAATAAATCACCACTATCCCCCATTTTTAGTTCTACATCATCATCAAACTCAAGAGCATTGTCTGATTTGTCAAATAATATATCTGCACTTGAACCAACAAACCTTACATCGCCACTGTAAGAAATACCTGCCCCTACACCACCCGGTTCATTCCATGGGTTGATGGTATGAGTTGTTGTAGCGATACCTACAGAGAACTGATCTTTTAAAATATAAACTTTTCCGTCGTATGAGTTTACTGCTAACTCACCACGTTCTAATTGTGAAACTGCCGGTACTTTTCCTTCAACGGAGGAACGTTTGACCTTTATTTTTGGATTTGCCATTATGAAAGCTAAAGAGCACTCTGTGTGTAGAGACACACGTTGTTGTCTCACTATTTATGTGTTATAATTAGTAGTAACTTACAATACATGATGAAAACTCTTGCCATACTTACCGGTCCACAAGGATCTGGCAATCATCTGTGGTCTAAAATATTCTCTTTACATGAAGATGTATTTGGTTGGAAATCTTTGTTAGATAATTACTGGGAAGCACACAGATACTCTGAACCATTTGCTGCATGTTGGAGAGATCCAGAATTATTATCTCAATTTGACTTCAGCACACATGATCATTACTTCACTAGTATTAGTGTGCCACTCGGTATTGAGAGTAAGGGGACTAAGTGGTGTCCTGATATCAAAGAGTTTGGATTGAAGGCACAGAGTTTAGGAATCAAGGTAAAAATATGTGTCATAGGTAGAGATCAAACAATACTAAAAAATCAACAGACAAGAATAAGAGAAGAGTCTACCATAAGACATTTTTATGATGCATTG